GTCCCTGGGGCGTGGCCGAGGGCCAGAGCCGCCAGCAACCCCGGTGGTGTGGGTCACCTTTGGGTCAAGGAGATGTTTATTGACAAGGGAGCGCCCGATACGGTTTGGGAAGACGAGTTCGGGATAAAGGTCGCCTTTATCCCGGCCAAGGCTAAGGACAACCCGCACCTGATGAAGAACGACCCGCTCTATATCAAGCGGTTGCAACGCCTTGACGAGAAGTGGCGCAGAGCGNTGCTGGACGGNGATTGGGATGTCTTCGCTGGCCAGTACTTCGACATGTGGGACCGAGACATCCATGTGATTCGTGGCATGTCTCCTCGGGACATCCCCAAGTGGTGGAAGCGTTTCAGGAGCCTCGACTACGGCTTGGACATGACCGCCTGTTACTGGTGGGCTGTGGCACCAGACGGGCGATGCATTGTTTACAGGGAGCTTTACAAGCCGAACCTCAACTTGTCCCAGGCGGCAGAGGCTATCCTTGACTACACNCCTNCCGANGAAAAGATCCTTTACACCGTAGCCTCGCCGGACCTGTGGAACCGTCGCCAGGACCGGGGCGTTCCTGGTGTGCAAATCATGGCCGAGGCGGGGCTAAAGGGGCTTGTCAAGGCAGACCACAGGAGAATTCCCGGCTGGCTGGCCATGCGTGAGTACCTGCAGCCTTACGAGGACGAGCACGGCAAGATGACAGCCAAGCTGGTGTTCCTAGAAAACTGCGTGAATGCCATCAGAACTATCCCCTCGCTCGTTCACGACGACAACGACCCAGACGATGTGAACGAAGACGGAGAGGACCACGCTGCTGAGGCCATTCGCTACGGGGTTATGAGCCGCCCTCCGAGGACGGTACCGATGGACGAGCTGAGGGCTAGAAGGGCTGCGAGGGAGCGTTTAATCGCCCCCACGGTAAGCGAAATCACAGGGTATTGAGGTGGGCTTATGACAGTTCTGGCTCAGATGGACCGAGAGGACTTGTTGCGGTGGAGGATGGTTGTCGTGAGGTTTCACGCCCTGCAACTAAACCCAGGGGTTTACAGCCAGCGTGAGACCGAGGAGATCCTTCGAGACAAGTTGAGCTTGGAGATTGAGTTTGCCGCCAAGTACGACCTCCCGCCTGACCAGGACTGGCACCTTGACCCGATCAGCGGGGTTGTCTACGTCANCTAGATCGGGGGTGTGGAAATGCCCTTCAAGTCCAAAGCCCAGCGGCGCAAGTTCTATGCAATGGCCGCCAGGGGAGAGATCAGCAAGGAAGTTGTTGAAGAGTGGGAGCGCAAGACCAAGAACAAGAAGAAGCTGCCCGAGAGAAAGGGACGACGCTAGCCGATGGCTGTGGAACTGTTGGATGCGACAAACGAGAACCNTAGAGGGCCCACGGTAATCACCCGTGTATACGACCCGAGAGCCCGAGCAGCCGAGTTGCTTTCTCGCTTTTCCTATGCCGAATCTTTCCGCAAGCAGTATGACAAAAAGGCGGTGGAATTNTACAAGGCATACGTCGGGCATCGGGATAAGCCGAAGATCGAGGGTCGCTCCAACCTCCACATCCCCAGGACTTATGAGATCGTGGATGCTATTCGGGCTCGTATAGTTCGCAGTTTCTTCGCCAACAGGCCATACCTTGACTTCCTTCCCNTGCCCAGGCAAGGGGGAACTGTTGAGGAGCTGCTGTTGAGGGNCGAGAAGGCGAAGATCGCTGCGGCCCTTGTGGATGAGCAGCTTGACCGAAACCAGATCGTCAAGAAGTTCTACGACTTTGTGACATCAGTATGCGTGTTCCCTGCTGGCATCATGTCCGTGGGCTGGCGGTTTGACCAGCGCATGGTGAAGCGCAAGGTAGAGGTTCCGGTCTACCAGCTCGACGCGTTTGGGAACCCCATGCTTGATGAAGCTGGCCAGCCCATCATAGAGCGTGTGGAGACCCAGATCGTCGAAGTGCCATACACGGTCTGGGACGACAACGAGATCAAGAATGTGGACTTCTTCGACTTCTGGCCGGACCCTCGGGGGCAGGACATTGATTCCTGCCGATTTGTTTTTCAGAGGGAATGGCTCAATGAGGAGCAGATTCAGGACAAACTGGCGGTCCTGCACGAAGCCGGGATCGGTATGGTGTTCCCCCTCAATTGGGAAGAGGTGCGTTCTACAGGAGCCCCTGAAGAGGGCCGTTACGAGCGACTGACGGCTGTGGGCATCACGCCCGAAACGAGCGAGGGTTTCTGGAGCCCCGATGACGAGAGGGGATTGCGGAAGGGCAAGCTGTACGAAGTTCTCCACTACTGGGAGGACGACCGCCATGCCATTCTCATCAACCGCAAGTTCCTGGCCTATGAAGGCGACAACCCGTACTGGCGGCATCAGAAGAAGCCGTTTGTNGTGGCTAGNTTCGAGCCGTTGCCCAACGAGTTCTACGGCATGTCGGTGGTGCAGATCATTTACCATCTGCAAGAGGAACTGAACACGGCTAGGAACCAGCGGATTGATGCGGTGTCCATGGTCCTCAACCGCATGTGGAAGGTTCGCAGGTCGGCAGATATTGACGAGTCCGAGCTGGTGTCTCGAAACCACGGCATCATCCATGTGGATGATCCTGATGACGTAACGTGGTTTGAGTTCAGCGAGATCCCCCACAGCAGCTACACCGACGAGCAGATCATCAAGATCGACATGGAGAACGCTGTGGGAACGCCTTCCATCGTGCGGGGCGTGGACCCCGTTCGCCAGGAGACGGCTACGGAGATCGTTACCAAGTCCTCCAACGCCGGTATCCGGTTTGACGTTAAGATCATGCTCTTCGAGGCCCTTGGGATCAAACGCCTGGCGATGCTCATGGACCTCAACAATCAGCAGTTCATTGACACCGAACGTTTAGTCCGGGTGTTTGGAGAAGAGGCCGGGTTCCAGTGGGTTACGGTAGCCCCACATGAACTTGTGGGTGAGTGGGACTATCGGCCCAGCGGTGCCAATGTGGACCCCGGAGCCAACAAAGATCTGCGCCGGGAACAGCTCAANCAGGTNATGGCNGCTGTTCTGGCCTCTGGAAACCCCTACATCGACAAGTACGAGCTGACCAAGATGTGGCTTGAGAGNTANGACATCCGCAACGTAGAGAAGCTTCTGTTGCCCAGGNAGGTTGTGGAGCAGCAGATGGCTTTGCAACAGCAACANCAGATGTTGCAGGAGCTNCTTGTGGCTGGTAGGCACCAGGGNAACGGGAGGTCTCGCATTCCTGAGCCTCCTCCCACCNCAGGTCTCCCAGGAGGTGTTTAGGTGAGAGCTGAGGATGCTGAGAAGATTGCGAGATTAGCTATGCATGAGGGATGGGAGGTGTTGGTTAGGGAGATTAAGGNGTGGCAAGACTCACACGTAAGGCAGTTAGCCAACAGCAGCTTTGAGAACCTGCAAGCGGTGGGCCGCCTCCAAGGGGAGATAACGGCCCTCCAGCGGGTTCTTGATTTTGTTCAGCGCAGAGCTGAACGCATTGAGAGAGGGGATTAACCCATGATAACTGACACGATCTTCGGCTCTCTGGAGGATGCCCATGAACCGGCCCCTGACGGACAGGGACAACCGGATCAGCAGACTCAGGAGCCGAGCCAGGCCCCGAAGCTGGAAACGCCGCAGGCCCAGGCCCCGGATACGGGACAACCTGAAGGCTCTGTGGATGNCGGTTCCCAGCAGGGACAACCTGAAGGAAGCGGTCAGTTCAAGTCGTTCGAGGACCTGCAGCGGAGCTACCAAGAGCTGCGGAGCGCCTACAACCGTAGGGACCAAGAGATNTCCCAGCTCCGTCAGCAGAACCAGCAGCTTCTAGCCTACCTGCAGCAGCTTATGTACTCTGGCTACCAGCAGGGACAACCTCAACAGCAGGCCCCTGCTCAGAGTCAACAGCAGCAGGTAGATCCCGAGCAATGGTTCGAGGAGCTTCAGCGCAAGGGTCCAGCGGCAGTACAGGAGATTGTCAACAGGGAAGTGCAGAGACAGGCACAGGAGTTGTTGGTAGGGCTTCAGCAGATGCTGGTTCCGCTNTACCAGCANTANCANGTGTNNNCGATGCGAGAGAACTTTAACTCCCAGGCCAACCAGCTTGTGNCCAANTACCCCGACGCTCCAAAGTACGCCGGGGAGATGACCAAGCTGGTACAGGAGCAACCCCACTTGGTGCAGCTCGCCATGCTCCCCAACGGCATGGAGATGCTGTATCAGGCCGCAAAGTTGCGGGTTCTGGAGAGCCAAAACAAGGAGCAACAGAACCAAGTACAAAAGAAAGCGGCACAGATGCCCTCTACAGGGGCTTCGAGGCCGGGGCCTCAGCCCACGGTGGAGGACATCATTCGCCAGCAGGTGTTTGGAGCATCAGGATCAACTAAGGGAATCTTCGACTAAGCGGCGAGAAGCAAGCTAGCACAGNAACCCCACAGGCCCTTGAGGCTTGTGGGGNTTCTCTTTGCCCTTCTCGCCGCTGGACACNACAGGGAGGTAGCAAGTAAAGATGCCCATGAACTANGGTGTCAGCACCCCTGCGTCCAACTCCCCGGTCTATACTTACAGCATTGACCGGGAGCGGCGAGATATTGANGTATCGAGNGATATTGCNCGTTTNATNCCCGATGCTAACCCGTTCCTTGTCATTCTGATGCGGGCTCGCAAGCGTGCAACCCAAACTGCTGAGTTCCAATGG